CCTTACCTCCTTTTCAGGTGAGGTGGTTAACTTTAAATAATCTCCTGTTGTACTTTCTCTAAAAGGAAAGTCAATTCCATAGGTTAATGCCATACTAATAAATATAAACATTACTAAAATGGTGTTAAATAAAAAACCCCCATTTAAGGAGGTTTTTAAAAAAATAAATAAAATATGATTCTAAGAACCACATCCTTCACAATCAAATGGTGAATCATCGGGTCTAATATCCTGATTAGTTACCATTTTTAACTCTTTATTTTCACTTAAAAGTGAATTAGAAGTCGGTATAGGGTTGTTTTCAATTACTTCTTTTTGAGGTTCCGTATTCACATCAGGTGTTTTCTTCTTAGATGTGTTTACTCCTAAACCTTTAAGTGGGTCAACCGCCGACCTTGTTCTTAAGTAGTACATACCTGTTTTTAAACCTAACTTCCACCCATGTAGGTGTGCAGCTAATAGTTTTGCTTTGGTTGCATTACTAATGAAAAGGTTGAGTGATTGTGACTGATCAATAAATACTGATCTATTAGCCGCCATATTAAGAAGTCTCTTTTGTGACATTTCCCATACGGTTTTAAAGACTTCTTTAATTTCTGTTGGAATTTCAGGTATATTTTGTACTGACCCGTTTTCCATAATTAATTTATCTTTAATTTCATCACCCCACAAACCAACCGACATTAGTTCATTAACTAAGTGTTTGTTTATAACAATGAATTCACCACCTAAAGTTCTTCTTGAATATAGATTCGTAGTAAACGGTTCAAATGCTTCATTATTATTTAGGATCTGTGCGGTAGACGCGGTTGGCATCGGTGCAACTAATAAGGAATTCCTCACACCGAATTTAATCACTTCTTTTCTAAGTGATGACCAGTCCCATCTACCAGATAGATCTTTATCTTTTAATCCCCACATTTGGTATTGGAAAATACCTTTCTCAATTGGTGATTCACTTATTGATTCATATGGTCCGTGAACTTCAGCAAGATCTTTAGAAGATGTCATTGCCGCAAAGTATAAAGTTTCAAAGATGTCAGTCTGTAGTGTGTCTCCCTCTTCAGATTCAAAAGGTATTTTTAACATACAAAACACATCTGCCAAACCTTGAACACCAAGACCCACAGGTCTGTGACGCATATTAGATTTTTCAGTTTCCTTTGTTGGGTAGAAATTTAAATTGATTACATTATTTAAATTTTTAACTACTTGGTAAACATATTCATATAATAACTTATGACTGAACTCCCCATCAATAATATACTTAGGTAATGCTATAGATGCTAAGTTACACACCGCCTGTTCGTCAGGTGATGAGTATTCAATAATCTCAGTACAAAGGTTAGAAGACTTAATAGTCCCTAAATTTTGTTGATTTGATTTGTAATTTGCAGGATCTTTATATAACATGTATGGAGTACCTGTCTCAATCTGTGCAGTTAAGATAGCGTCCATTAATTTTCTTGCTTTTAAGACTCTACGACCTTTACCTTCACTTTCATACTTTTCGTACAATTCTGTAAAGTTTTTATTATCAGGTGAGTCATAAACATCAGAAAGACCAGGTGCTTCATCAGGTGAAAATAGTGTCCAATCACCATCTTCTTGTACTCTTTGCATAAATAAATCAGGTGTCCACATTGCAAGAAATAAATCTCTTGCTCTCATTTCTTCTTTACCGTGGTTTTTTCTTAGGTCAATGAATTCAAAGACATCTGCATGCCATGGTTCAAGATACACAGCAAAAGAACCTTTTCTTTTACCACCTTGATTAATCCATCGTGCAACTTCGTTATACGTTTTCATCATAGGGAGTAAACCGTCAGATTCACCACCAGTTCCTTTAATATAAGAACCCTTTGCTCTTACATCATGAACATGTAGTCCAATACCACCAGCCCACTTAGATATATTTGCAACGTCTTGAATAGTATTAAATAAACCATTAATATCATCACCTTTATTTCCAATTAGGAAACATGAGGACATTTGTGGTCTACGGGTACCCGCATTGAACAACGTTGGTGTTGCGTGAGTGTAGAAGTGTTGTGACAAGTCATCGTAAATTCTTAGACCCATTTCAATATCACCATCACAAATACCCATTGCAACTCTCATATACAAATATTGAGGTCTCTCAACTATACGTTCACCGATTTTAAGTAAATAAGATCTTTCTAAAGTCTTAAATCCAAAGAAATCAAAATCAAAATCTCTTTCCTGTACAATTGCACCGTCAATAACCGCTCTATTCTTTTTAACGAAATCAAATAATTCGTCAGAAATTAAAGAAGATTCAGTACCTGTTCGAGGTTCAATAAAAGAATATAACTCCTTAATTGATTGTGAAAACTTCTTTGGTGTTGTTTTATGTAGGTTAGTAACCGCTAAACGTCCCGCTAATTTTGCATAGTCAGGGTGGGTAGTTGTCATTGACGCAGCTGTCTCAGCAGCTAACGTATCTAACTCCGTTGATGATATTCCATCGTATATACCCTGTGTAACTTTTAGGGTGATGTACGTTGGATCAACATAATCTAAATTTAAATCAGAACACAAAGAGGAAATTCTCCTTGTGATCTTATCATATCTCATTTCCTCTAAGGAACCATCTCTTTTTTTAACTTTCATCTTTTGTATATTTTAAAAATCCATTTCACCAAACGCAGAATCTAAATCCTCATCTCCTTCGGTATTAACTCCCGCCTTTTGGTATTCAGCGACTCTCTTTTCAAAGAAATTGGTTTTTCCTTGTAATGCAATGTTTTGCATAAAATCAAATGGGTTCTCAGTGTTAAATTTCTTTTCAATGTTTAAAGAATCCAATAATCTATCAGTAACAAATTCTAAATATTGTTCCATTAAATCTGAGTTCATACCAATTAATCTAACTGGTAATGCTTCAAGAATAAATTCTTTCTCAATTTCTAATGCAGAAAGGATAATTTCCTCAATTCTTCCTTCTGGTAATTTATTTTCAATGTGTTCATTGTACAGATGACATGCAAAATCACAGTGAAGACCTTCGTCTCTTGAAATAAGTTCATTAGAAAAGGTTAAACCTGGCATTAAACCACGTTTCTTTAACCAAAAAATTGAACAGAATGAACCTGAAAAGAAAATACCTTCAACCGCAGCAAACGCAATAAGACGTTCTGCAAATGACTCGGAATCGATCCATTTAAGTGCCCACTCCGCCTTCTTTTGAATTGCTGGAATAGTTTCAATGGCATTAAATAATCTATCTTGTTCTTCAGTATCTTTAATAAGAGAATCAATTAACAATGAATATGTTTCTGAGTGAATATTTTCCATTGCAATTTGAAAACCATAGAAGAACTTAGCTTCTGTATATTGTACATCATTAATGAAGTTTTCTGCAAGATTCTCATTAACAATACCATCAGACGCCGCGAAGAATGCTAACACATGTTTAACAAAATGTCTCTCGTCATCGTTTAATTTGTTAACCCAATCACTCACATCTTGTTGTAAGTCAATTTCCTCAGCAGTCCAAAAACTTGCTTCCTGTTGTTTATAATACTTCCAAATATCATTGTGTGTTATTGGGAATAGGACAAATCGTCCCGGATTTTCTTGTAAAATCTTTTCTGTCATCTTAATTATTTTTAGTTATTGTTTAATTCCTTGTGATTGTTTGTACAATTCAGCCGCTCTTTTGTTGTTTCTTTGAACTTTATTCTGTTCAAATCCTAACATAGTCATCTGTTCCTCAAGAACGATATCCATCATTGCATTGTCAAACTTACAGTCATTGAAGGTAATACCGTCTTGACCAATTCTTGATTTGACTAAAGTTACGTTAGCCGTTTTGTTTTCTTTTTGTTCATTTGATCTTGATATAGATAAAATGATGTGTGATGATTGTGCCTTTTTAATAGAACCACCGAAATGATCCACACCTGGTACATCAACAGTACTTGATTGTCTGTTACCTTGAGCTGCCGTCCAAACACCTATATTCATTTCATGACACATAGATTCTATTGATCTAATAATTGCACCTTCACCTTTCCACTCTTCACCATTGATCGATTTATCGGATGTAAGACAGTCGATATAATCAATAAGTACTAAGTCAGGTTTTTGTCCTTGTGCAGAAACTTTTCTAATAATTCTTTTAATATCCCCCGTTGTAGATGTTCCATTAGGTAATCTAACTAACTTAAGACTTCCAAAACCTTCTCTACTTGTAGCCTCTTGAATCTTCTGTTGAACGTATTCCTTCTGTTCACTCTGATGTTTTGCTTGAACACCTGACCAAACCGTAAAGTGTTTTCTTTGTATTTGTGCGTTACTATCTTCAAAGAAAAACTGAATTACATTTTTACCTTGATTAACTGCGGTATTTGCAAACTTAGTCAGTATTGTTGTTTTACCTGTTCCTGTAGGTGCTAACACCATACCCAATTCACCATGTGATAATCCACCGTCAAGTAAATTATCTAAACCAACAATTCCTGTCGCCATTGGAGTTCTCATATCGTTCTCTAACGCTTCAGAAATATTATCTAATATATCCACAACAACATCATCCGAAACACCCACTTGGAGTGCTTCTGCAATCATCTCTTCAATTCTATCATACGATTGGAAATCTCCACCATGAATTAATTTATCCACATCTTTCAAAGTCTTCTTTAGGCTCTGTTGTTTACAGAAATTAAGTGCTGTGTCCTTTACAAATGAAGGTGTATGTACAGGGTCTTTAAGATTCTCAATTGCATCTAATGTGTCAATATGTATCTTACTTGTATTAGGGTTTGCAAGTGAACTTTCGGTAATCTTTTGTCTGACTGTTTCATAGTCAGGTACTCTCGAATTGTAAGTGATAAATAACTCTTTTACGTTTTGAACAATATACTTAAATGTAATATTGTCAAAATACTTACTGTCTAAAACTTCGAGGATTTGTTCCCCGTACTTTTTGTCTTCGATTATTGATTTTATTAACGTTTGTTGGAACTGGTTCCCCAACTCACCGAAATTCTTTTCTTGCATGATTATCTCAATTTTTTTTGTTTTTATTCTACTTTGTTAACTCGTATGACATGTAAGTAGTATTAACATCATCATATGATAAGGTCTCAGATAAATCGTTTAAAATTCTTCTAAGTTTTGGTCTAATGTCTACCGAGTATCTCACCTTAGGTGGGAAGACATGTGCAGCGAATATCCTTTGAATAAATACTGCGTCATTCAACTTAAGTTCAAGTAAAAAGTACTCTTCTTCTTCAACCTCAGTAGTGGTCCCAGAGTCTAAAACGGGATAATAGTTTTGATTACTACTAAGAAAATCCAATGTTTTTTCTTTTAAATCGTTTGAAATTTCTTCACAAATATTTGAAACATCTGCATTAATATCTAAAGATCTTTTTGCGTTATGGTTAAAATCCTTCACATTGAAGAATCTTTGACAAATTATGTTACCACTAAGGGATAACAAAAATTCTACTTTAGTTGGGTCGTTATTAGTCATGATTTTTAATTTTTATTATTCTTTTATTTTTTTCCTTACGTGTTAAACGTAAAAAAGGGTTGAGGAACTTTACCCACGCATCATCTGATTTAGGGAGAACGGTGAACATACCATCTTCCATCATCATCTTCATCGTGTTTTTATAGGATCTTCCTTCAGGATCCAAATTTTCATGGATAAGGTCGGTGATTGTTTCTCGAGCTTCACCTGTAAGAAACGGTTGGTCTAAACTAACAATACTTTCATTAAGGTTAAAAAATTCCTCTCCGTAAATACCGTACTTTGTAACCCCTGTTAAGAGGTTTTTAACTGTCTTATTATTCTTATCTTCCTCAAATAATTCATTTGAACGTTCAATAATTTCATTTAAAGTCACAGGTCTTGTTTTTAATTCAGGGAAAAGTTTTAACATTTTCTTAATTCCTAAATTATATATTCCTGTGATATTATCTGATCGATCACCACATACTATCTTAACGATTTTAACGTTCTGTATGTGTAGATCTTGATGTTCATATTGTATTATATCATTTTGACTATAAAGTTTCCTGTGTGATGGGTTATATATCCTTGTAGTGTCGGATGCCAATTGTGCTAAGTCCCCATCAGAGGAATAAACAATTGTATCCTCAGTACTTCTTTGTACGTACTCAGCAATACAATCGTCTGCTTCACAGAATTCAAACTCACCTTGTCTAACATAAAGTTCTTCAAGATATTGTTGGACTCTTCTTCTTTGTTTTGTGTAGGATTCTTTTTCCTTGTCGGAACGAATTCTTTGTCTTCGGTTTTCCTTATAACGTGAATACATCTTTTTACGAGTAGCCGCACCATCTTCACCATCCCAAAAGACAACTATCTTATCGAGTTTATAAAGTTCGAAAGATTTTCTTAATGTGTTAATGACGTGATATAACCCACCAATATGGTCACCTTTATAGAAGTAATTTTTTACTCCATAAAATCCAATCGTAAGTAAGTTATCTCCGTCTACTAATAATACTGACATTTATCACCTGTTATGAGGTTCAACAATCTATTCTTTTTCTTCTCTTAAATCAAACTCACCTTCAATTCCGAGTTTTTCTTTCCATAAAGATGCATATTCTGCTTTGTAAGCCTCTAACGACTTTTTCTCTTCAGCCGCGTCCTTACCTGAAAGAAAACCATGTGATGTTAGAATTATTCTACCATCCTCATATCCAAGACCATTTACATGATTTTTCATAATTGAAACCTTAGATCTCGTTGCGAACTTTACCTTTCTCTTGTCTTTTACTGCCACAATTGGGTTAGTCCCCGCATTTTTCTGATTACCAAATCTGAAAACCAAAGTAGAGTTTAACCAAATTGACTCACCACCCTTTGCTTTAATCTTAGGTTGACTGAAAGGATTATCGGGTAACTCAACCCATGGTTGGTTTACAATGACAAGTGTATTTGTAAATCCTGAATCAACTCGTCTTGATCCTGATATTCTTTGATTTAATCCCATTCCAATTTTATCTGACAATGTAGATGCGTTGTGTTGTTTTCCACCTTTACCGTCAAAAGTCATTTTACATGGTACTGAACCAACAGAATCCCACAAGAAAAGTAAGTCGTATTCTAACTCACCACTTTTCTGAGCATCTAACAATTCATTAATGTAATCTGTAATCTGTTCAATATATTCAAACTCGTTGTTAAATAAGAAGAATCCATCATATTCAATTTCTCCTGTTTCTTCATCAACAATTTCATCAACTTCAAGACCCATCATTTTTGCGTGTGGGAAGTCCCATTTTTGTTCTGTAATAACAAAAACAGGTAACACACCTTTCCTTTGTGCGTCAGCTGCGGTTTTTACAAGTGCAGTTGTTTTACCCGTATCAGAATGACCTAACAACATATTGATGTGTCCCATTGCAGGACCTGGTAAACCTGTAGCATCTAAAAACGCATCACCTAAATCAAAAAATCTATCAGACTTAAATTTAGCCTGTTTAGAAAACTTCGATTTAATACTTTTAAAATCTTTTTTCTTTATTGCCATGTTTATATTATAAAAGGGTCCCCAACCTCGGGGCCGACAAAAGGTCGGTTTCGTGCTCCACCAGATGTTTCCATCAAAATCTTTTTGAGGTGGGGACCCATAGGTTTGTTAATTAAAACGGTAAATCATCAGATTTCGTTTCAGTACTTTGTGGATCTTCAACAGGTGTTGGATTCGAAAATTCAACCATTGTTGGTTCGTTAGTTCCTACAAATTTCTTTTGGTCGCTGTCCCATCTTGGTGTTTCACCTAATGCAACTAATTCCAAATACTCAATAGGTTTCTTAGAATAAACATCTTCCCACGTTTGTGGATCGTTTGCCCATGCGTTAGCCTGTTCAGGATCTGTTGATAAAGGTCCAACATCTTCATACATAACAGAACTAATAGTTGTGTACTCACGACCATTAGGTGCTTTGTTTAAAGAAAGTGACAAAATTAAATCTCTACCTTCAGTTGGATGAGTAATATCACCTTTGTTCTTGAAGATTGGGAAGATTTTATCTAAAGGTCCCTCTTGTTTGTAGTTATGTTTGAACCTCCAAAACTTAGGTCCGTCTTCTTCGTTATCTCTATCAATAACTTTAACGATGTAGAATTTTCTTGCGTTATAAGTTCTTGCGGTTTTTTTGTCTTCCTCAAGTCCTGTAGCAAGTAAACTATCTCTCACTTCGTTTAATGGTGATTTCTCACCTACCTGTGCTGGGTCATATATTTTCATCCAGTTATCATTAACTTGGAGTTCGTGGAATTTTACTTCTACAAATGGTGACCCTCCATCAGTGGCTGGTAGAATACGAAGTCTTTTTTCACCATTTCTCGTTCCTTTCGGTAAGATGGTTGTGAAGTACCTTTTAAGTCTTTCTTCACTTGAAATTCTGTTTCCGCCTGCGGATGGATTGTTGTTCTTTTGATACTGATTGAGTATCGCGTCGATTGTGCTCATAATTTAAAATATTTATTTGTTTATACTAAAAGGTACACAAAAAAAGTCCAAAGGTCAACCCCCTGGACTTTAATATTTTAAAATATCTTATTTTAATTTACAACTACCTTAGAGTAAGGAGGTAAGAAAGTTTATTTATAACAACCAACATTTCATCTCGTAAACTTAGTAGGTCGACATCCTTTGGATTGATGTCCATGTTTTGGAAACTTACCCTTACTGTTTTAACCATACCTAACAAATCAATATCTGACAAGTTTTGTATACTTAAACTTCTTTCTTCATCACCTAATATAAATCTACCATGAATTCCCATACATGTTTCAACATATGTATCAATAAGTTCTCCTAATGTTTCATAAGCATCACCCAATGCAAGATGTTTTGCATGACTTTTAGTTTGCCAATGGAGTATTCTAAGTTGTGCTTGTACCTCCAATAAAAATCTAACGTCCGAACTCAAACTCATTTTAGTATTCGTCTTCGTCTTCTTCCCCAAAAGATGCTCTCATCTGACCTGGATTTATATCCTCTAAATCAGATTTAGTGATAACGTATTCATTTTTACCACTTTTTTTCATCTCACCTTGTTTCTGTGAAAAGAAATCAGTTGGACTTTGGTTGAATGGATAGGAATCTAAAGATCTCATCTCAAGTCTTTCTTGTGGAGTTGGTTCTTTCATTTGTGTAACCTTACTCTCAAGACCATCAATTTTAGCAATTACATCATCCATTTGAGAAAGTTTAGATTCTAAATCGTCTAACTTACCAAACAGGTCTCCCATTTTACCCATAACAGCATCATTATCAGATTTACTTGAATCCAAGTCATTTTTGATGTTTTGTGTCATGTTAACCAAGTCAGTAATGTCAATTTCTTCCGTATCAAAGTCCCCTTCAGGTTCTTCAGCCGGAATTTCATCGACAGGTGCATCATCAACAGGTAAGTCGTCAACGGGTGCGTCACCCACTGGTTCATCTCCTATTGGTGCATCACCTACTGGTTCATCACCTGTAGGTAAATCCGTCGGATCTAATTCTTCTTGTTCGTTAATAGATTTTTTTTGATAGTTGTTAATACTATTATATCTATCTAACTCTTCGCGTAATTGTTTTTCTAAACTCATGGTTAATCACTTAATAGTTGTCTACCGTCTTCGGTAAGGTATCTTTTATTAATTCTTTCAACAAGACCGTCTTTAGAACGTACGGTATGACATACTCCCGTATTCATATCACATACTTCTTGTTCTGTACCATCTTCATTGAGATTCGTAACTTTCTTTTTTGATAAGAAATTTTCAATTGCAGAACCTACTTTTATATTGTCCATAATTTTGTCGTTTTATTATAAATATCCCGTTATTGTTAATTCTCCAAGATTAGGTAGTTAAAAAGTAAATGACATCCCCCTTACTTAGTTTTAAGTCCTTCATTAATATTTTGGACATCGTTATTCCGTACTCACCTCGACTACCATTATCAATTGGACCTTCTATGTATCTATCGGCATATACAGGACCTAACCCTTGGTCAGTCACTGATTGGTGAGGTATTTCTTTACGTAAGTTATTGTTTGGGTTATAGAATACCGTTCTACGACCCACAAAGAAGAGTGGACTACTATCTTTTAACACATTCATATTATAAGGTGCGGTAAAGAAGTATTTGGTATTTGTAGTTCCTTTAATTTCTGACCATTTCATCTTACTCGGATTAACGGTTATTTGTTTTGCAAAGTTAACTAAACTTAAATCATTACTATCTGATAAATGTGCATCAATATGATCAACACGAGCTCTTAGCCACGTACCGTGATTTGCGGTGTTATTACCTGTGTATTTTATTTTTTGTATTGTAGTATTGTTGTCTTTTCCATTAAATGGTATACCAAATTTACTATACCCAACCTCTTTCAATAAAGTCTCACCTTTAATAGGTGATTGGTAATCCGTGCTGAATGTACCGTCCTTAGTGGTTACGGTAGATAGTTTACCCTCGTCATTAGCCAATGATTTTAAATCATCATCTATCTGTTTTTGTTTTGCAACTGCTCGTTTAAGAATCTTATCAAATAGAACTCTATATGTTGCGATAAATGAATCTTTAGGGTTAGGTAATGAATCTTTCGGCATTCTCACACCTTTAAAGGTTGTGGTCATAGAATTGTTTGCAATTGCGTGTGACACTTCTACAATCCAATATGCTCCCTCAAATAGTGGTACGTTTTTCAGTTGGAAGTACATGGTCGGTTGTATCATTGCGTTACCCATCGCGGTTACGGTACATGTATAAGATCTTGTTCTATAGATGTCAAACAAACTTGTGTCAACTTGTAGAACACCTGAACCTGATTGTGATTTTGCAAGTCTTTCCATTGCAACATTGGATTCGTAGGTATTCTTAAATTGTTTCTGATCCAATGAGATACCCTTAAACATTTGTTGGTTTTGATCACCAAAACTTACTTCAAATGCAACCACCTTATTTGATTTAGATAAATTTGAATTATTAAAATAATCAGGATCGGTGATTAGTATGGGGTTATCTTGTGCACTTTCTAAATCAACACCATCATCCTTATACATATACTTATCATTAATGTCCGATAGATTTAAATGTTTGGATCCCCCCGACACGTATTGTAAGATTGCTTTCGGTGTTGAATATTCAGTATCCACTTCTAAGAATTTACCAAACATTACCGACGCGATTGTGTCTGAAGGTTTAACTCTCGTTCTTCTACTTTCATTCGCATAGAAATTAATATATGCGGGTAATACCCTCATATCAATTCCCGTTTGTGCAATTAATATTCCAATTGTAGAGTACAAATCAATGTTTGAATTTTTGGTATCACCAAGTTGAATTAATTTCTTTAAGTCAATAAACAATTCATCACCAATATCTTTATTAGCCTTGTCTAAAAACATGAACTCTTCCATTAAAAGTCTTTGACCCATAGAATTACCTGAGATCCATTTATCGTTTAAACTCTTTATATCATTGTATAACTCCAACTTAATTGTTGTGTCCTCATTATAACCTTTTATAATGCCCAAATTATTATTCTTATCCTTAAGTCTTTCTAATGTTGGTAATTTTCGATATATCTGATTTAAAAATAAACTTTGTCTACTGTTTTGTGGTGCCACTATTGAAGTCGTAAGATATTCGATGAATGCTGTTTTAGTTGTTACACCACCCGATTTTTTATAACCACCATATATTTGAACTATTGGTCTGAATGCAAATACATTTTCCTCACTAAGTTCAATATTACTGATATTGAAAAAATCTAAATAATTACCATCAATATCTTCCCCAATATACAATTCAATGTATTTTGAATTACTTGACACTTGTGACGATTGAAACTCACCAACTGACAAATTTCTACTGTTAAAATTAATATAACCATTTAAAATATGTGGATTTAACTCCTTTGGATTTGTTATGGTTAACTCTAACATATTCTGTGTCGTTAGAATATTTTCAGTGGCCTTCTTTTGGTTTTCTTCCTGTCTTAAACTAATTGTATTTATAATTGATCCAGTATTAAGAACATCACCATCTTTTTTCTCGACAGTCACAATTTCTTTTAGAAGGTCTTGAAATTTGGGGTAATAAACTGTCTCATATTTTTTATATGGTGTATGACTATCAATCACTTCACTTGAAAAATCTAAAAATGCTTCCTCAAACGAGGTTAAGATGTCAGGACTAAATGTCCCAATTAAGTCAATAACCTTTTCATTATTAGTTGACATACCCCCAAAATATTCCATTGGTGTTGGTGATGTTTTACCTGTTACAATAAATTCACTACTTTGATTATCCACCCAATTTACCCTGAAATTAAATTGTTCTGAGTCATTAAAATCTAAATAAAGGTCCCGTTTTATGTTGGTTCCTGTTGATGGTAGTATCGTTAGTCTAAGATCTGTAGAAGTAAAACGACTATTATCCACAAATGAATTATAGTATTTACCTTTAGTTGTGTCAAACGCGTTTATAAACAAAGTGTTAGTACCCACCACATTATCAAATGAGGTTGGTGTTGTATCATTTACATTATAATATAGGTACCCGTTCACCACTTGATGGTAAACCGCAGAATAACGTGGATGTATACCCACATCTGTTTGTGACGACCTTGTTATAGAACTTGCAAATGTTAAATTTAATGAGTTATCAAAATATTCATCACCGTCAATTGGTGTGTTTAACCCCGAAAGTATATCCACATTATTAATAATGTGTTCCTTATACCTATGATATATTGACCCCCACTTCAATATTAAGTGGTAAGGTACGTAATGTGTCGACCCGATTTCTCTAAATAACGATGACATCAAAACTTTATCAGTTGAGAATATCGGTATTAGGGTAGATGATGGAGTTATTGAATTAGGATCAATAAACTCAATTGTGTCTTTTAAATCTTTAAATGGTAACGAATTAAGTAAAAGATAAGCGGCTGACTTATACTTTCCATAAGATTCATTAACAAAGAACCCTTCGTAAATTGATTTGTGGAAATACGGAGTGTTTAAAATATTTAATTTAGTTGTTGTATTTTCTACTGAGAATGTTTCATTAAACATATTCGTAACAACTTGGTTTCCCTTCGTCCAACTACGTGGACTTACAGGACTACTAATAAACCCTTTACCCGTATCAACACTAAGTGCGTTACCAACATTTAGTTCGGTTTTTGCAAACGTAGTCTTGTTTAGGTAACCCAAATACGTATCAGAATTAAAAGGATATATCTTTGATCTATATTCTTCACTTATATATTGGTCTAAGTTCGTTTGTAATTTTTCATATTCCCCATTTTTCGAGATTACAGTGTCCTCACCCGTATAATCTTTTAACGTGAACGATTTTGTTGAATTATCCAACAAATACGGAACCGTGATTTGATTATCTTCATGGTATGGATACCTCTCGTATGGTGAGAATGACCTCATCAATTCTAAATGTCTTTCTCTACTTGATATTTGACTACCTCTTAAAATATCAATAAGAAAGTAATCCTCCCCCGTTAAATTTTGTATTGTTTCAAATTCTCGTTTACCAAGTTCATTTAAGGTTGGTCCGTTGAATGTGTCATATAACGTAATTAGTTGTGACCTCTCATAGATTTCATATAAGAATGAATCTAAGTTTTTATCACTATAAGGACTACCAGGTAATACATCAAACGTAGATACTCTGTTAGTACTTTTTTCTTCGTTATTACTATCTCCAAATTCAAACCTAATTGAACTTGTATCAGATTCATTACCACCTTGATTGTCGGTTCTTTGTGTAGATACCGCAGCATATTCTTCTACAAATTGTACTTCAGGCCACAACGTCATATCATCTGATCGTAACTTCTGTATTAAATCCGACTCCGCTGGATATGCAAGTACTTTAGTTGTTCCTGTACTTTGTTTTTTAATCTCAGGCCACGGATAAATTGCATCACCCACACTTTCATTGGTGAATCCTTTAATTATGGTTTTTCTTTCTTCTGAGATGTTGTACGCCTGAAGGTGAACACTTTTCAATAGTCTGATGTACGTATCTGCTGATGCTAATATTATTGCAACAATATTTCGTATTGTGGGTTCAAATCCAATACCGTCTTTACCTGAAATTACTTCATTCATTTTGAACTCAACCCCATCTTGTAGTTTCGTTAGTTCTTCCTGAAATGAATTGGAAATCTTATACATATCATCAAACAATTTATCAATTGCAACAGTAACTTTACCAGCACCATTAGTTGTTGAATAGTAAGAACCAATATCTTTGATTGATTGGTTAAGATTTATTGATAATTTTTTAAAGTCCGCAGTCGTCTTTTGAGTTTCTTTTCCAAAGATTTCACTACTTTTTAAACTTTTTAAGTTTTGTAATATGATTGATTCTAACGTTCCTCCTTTACCCTCACCAATTATACTTTCGGTCGTGTTGTTGTTTGTCTTTGTTAAATAGAAATGTCTATGTAGTGGATCATCACTTCCTGTTGGTATAGCTATAAATTCGGGGGTTAAGTTTTTTGTTTGCCACGCTTGTACTTGACCAAAAAACCTTCTAAGTTGGTCGGACATTTCTTTTGATGCCACAAATATCTTCATGTCCACAACCTCACCAAATATTTTCTTTTCTAATATTGGATCTAATCTTTTTGCAATGTCAATCACCTCTTTTAGAGTTTTGACTGGCATGTCATCATCAATTAATCCCTTTCTCTTATATTCCTCAAAGATGGACTTAAGTGTAAGATACCCTTTAGATGTTTTAGATATTACTTTTGTAACCTCACCCGTTTTTTCATTTGTTTTGGTATCTTTCGTTTGTTCAATACCATACATGTAAGGTGCATTTAATATACCCTTTAATGGGATATCACTTAAATACGCGTAAGTCGATCCAATGAATACACCAACACTTTCAAAGTTCCCATTACCATCATTGTATGATGAATTAAAATCGGTCATATGAAGTCTATACCTCATTGCTTTACCATAAAACCCTTTTACTGTTAAGTAAAATATTGGCCATGGTTGGTGAAAGAATGCTTGGTATGGTGAATTTTTTGGTGATTCAAATAAGGTTTTACCTCTTACATCTACAAACTTTATAGTAACTTTAGGGACAAAATTTGTACCTCTAACTTGGATATCAATACTTTGTATTCCAAACGCCTGTCCTGTGTCATCAATAATGTCGGCCCTTTTAAATTCCGAATCTCTCCTTGGATTATAAGTGTCGGTCCATGTTGTGTCTAAGTATTCACTATTTTTGTTCTGTAAGAAGTTTAATGTTCCCTCAGCGACTGACGAAAGTGTGTTTTGTTCACCACTAACTAAAGTTGTTCTTGGTATAAGATCAGCTTCAAGATTCACATAATAAACATAGTTTTCTGCGTTTGTTGCCCTTGGTTCCACAATACCATTAGAAACGGTACTGTTCGGGTCAATTAGAATTAAATTATTCTGATCGACCTTTACTAATATTTTTTCATTATTTGTGAGGTCGTTATTCGCCATAATATAAGTTGTACAGTTCTACACTCCTTTTATATTCTTGTAATGTATTAACAAGTGGGAATGGTATTCTTAAAAGAAAGTTATTTGGTATCTCAAATTCAATACTACCCGCAGTTGGATTTGCTTGTAAAATTAACCAACCAAACACAGGTGTTCCATAATACTCCTGAGAGATCTTATCCAACCTGTTCTTACCTCTTTTAAATTGTACATACTTATCTGAGGACGTAATTTTGATTTCAATACCTGGCACAATTTTAAAGTCACCATCGTTCTCAAAAAACTCGTATCTGTTAAAATATTGTCTACTCATTATTTCTCGACTTTAGTTGGTTTAAAATTATTTAGTGTACTTCCCAAAGTTGTTACCTGATCTAAATGAATCTTTTCTAACATTTCTTTCTGTGTTCCATCTGTTATATCCGCAGTACTTGAAACCGTAAACTTAAGTTCACTATCACCCTTCAATTTCTTAAACCTACTTAGGTTTATTTTCTCAGGTTTAGTTGTCTTTATAAAACTTTTAACTTTTCTTTCAATTCTTTTCTTTATGTTATCACTAAAAAGTATGTCATCTTTGTAGATGTCAGTTATACTTGTAAGATCATTCTCCTCAGATAATAATACGGATAATAAATCACTAAGTATAGTCACATTCACACTTAGTGAGTCGAAATTTATTGTTGTGTCTAAGTCCTTTATGAATTTATCACTATTCTTGTCAAAGAAATCAACAAATATATCATACTCATTGTATAGTGTTGAAAAGGTAAAACCTGAAAGTGTTGCTTGTGTGTAAGTCTGATCTTTAATCTGACCATCACCCACATACTTAGTTAAATAATTTAATTTATCTAAACTTTCAATAACCAAATTCCTTTTTGATTTAACATCATTTAAACTTCCAACCGCCTCATCTAATTTTGATACAACCAACTCTTCAAGTTTAGGTCTTAGTATTGTATTCGATCTTTCAATCTTTTCGGGTGAAAGGAAATTATCAAACTTGAACATTTCTGATACGTCTTCTGTTAAAATTGCAGAAACCATACTCGTTTTAAGTTCGTTAATTCTACTGTTCAACTCTGTGGTTGACGTGTATTCCCCTAACATCTTAATTGTTCTTGTTCCAACGTTTGATGTGTTAACCGTAAAGGTGTTTATTGACCTATATGTTGGTGATAAAAGTAAACTATGTACCTCAGGACCAAATTTAATTAATATGTCGTCATAAGTCGTTTTAAACGTTTCAAAGTAATCTTCATATTGTTTAGCCAAATCAGTTACTATATTTTTATAACTAATTGTTTGACCTGTTGGTTCAACTGTTGGAACCGTAGGGTCTCCCTCAGATTCTTGACCAGTAGACGCATCCTTATCCACTTCTCCAATATAAACACCTTCGTTAAGTACTGGAACTGAATCACTATTGTCACCTGATGGACTTTGGTTAATTGTGTTTGCTCTTTGTAATGAATCTAAGAATTCTTTTGTAAATTCTTTAGCGTCTACCCCACCTATTGTTGAATTAGTGGAAACCGATCTTGGGTCATACATTTCTGTATTTGCAAAGAAGTTAGATGATAATGCATTTTGTAATCGTTCAACAGGTTTTTCAAGACCTTGACCACCAATAAAGTTAACTTGTAGTGTTACACTCGCAATCATTGGTTGAACTCCGATACCCTCAGGATTTAAATCCCATGGTGAGTCATCGTATGAAATATTTACATCTCTTATTGCAATTTTAGAATGATAGAAATCACCTATTCTCACAACACATATTGGTGGAGGTCCAAAACTTGTGTTCCTCGCACGTAAGTCAGCATCATTTGCAATACCTTTAATTGGTATAGTATCTCCTGGTCTTACACATTGTAGTAAGAAATTAAGTCTACTATTTAAACCTTCAGGTGTTGTTGAATGAAATGCTGGATGAAAATATTTTAATTTTTCAGTTAAACTTTTAAATGTATTTGGTGAATCTTCCTCAAGTACTTTAAAATAGTAACACTCCGACAATGTTTTCATGATGATTTTCTTCATCATATCAATTGGTGGTTTCTTAACCTTTGGTTGTTCTACCGTTCCATCAGGTGTTAATTTATATTTTGGTATTTGATCAGGGTCGTTAGGGTCTTCAGGTTGTTTGTCGTTAGCAACAATTAACATAACAACACCCGTATATCTACAATAAAATGTTATAGGTGCGGATTTCTTTAATGCGGAAGAACTTTGAATATTTTTATTATGACAGTCAATATTTGAAGATCCACCACCACCACTTAAACCACCCAAAGTTGCGTCGTCAACATTCTCACCAAAACTTTGTCCCTTAAATACGAGTTCACCCTCAATACCTTCATATCCTAAGTCAGTAAATTTATACACGATAGGTCCAAAATCTTTTGGTCCTGTTCCCGCACTGACTTCTGTTGGCCACTTAACTGATGTATTGTTACCTGGTTTTTCAATTTGTTTTAAAATGTCCTGAACAACAGAGTGTGCTCTTCTCATTGAGAGGTAGACATTGTAGTCGTCATCAGCAACTGAGGATGTACTTGATTGTAAACCAAACGTTAACAATTTAATTTCTTTATTCTCAAGTCTTGTTTGTATTTCAGTTAACTTATTTGAATACACTTCGAAGTTTGTGTCCAACTTACTAAACGCCTCAGTTAATTTACCTTTAGTTAGATTTATTTGGGCTGGTGTTCCTGTTACTGTCTCATCACCATAAATTACCTTTTTGTCATTTTTCTTAGCAGCAGTTGCAGTTCCTGAAAATAAATTAGTTAAACCACTATCTAAGTAACCCTCATATTCTGTTTGTGAATATGAATTTTTAATGTCACTATACAAAACAGTGGTGTTTACATCTTTAGATCCCGACTTTCTTGGGTAGTCATTTGGGAAGTATAAAGACACTTCAAGTTTTTCTGGTGATTGTTCAACTGGTGTACTATCAAATTCTATAATTTCAGCATCTTCAGTAATTACTTTATATTTTAATATTTCTTCCTCTGTTCCACCACCTTCTAAATAATTTTTGATTGCGTCCGCATCATCTTTAGTTATTGTTGTGTATGTTCTAATTAACTCATAGAAATCAAGTTCCTCACAACCCGCAAAAAATGCGTTAATATAATTATCAGATTCTTCATCTGACATACCTTTAAAGTGTTTCTGTACCAATAAATTCAAAATACTTGGGTGATCGACTACAATTTTAAACTGTATCTGTCCTGATCTTGTAGTGTTTTGGTATGTGTATATTGGTTCAGGTCTCCCTAAGAAACTGTTTTCTTCCCACCTTGCACTATTTTGTTCAGTTACTTTTAAATCGTATGGTGGAAACCACATAACTCTACCTCCGTTAGGTCCTCTTTCACAAAATGGTAAATCACTTACCATAAAACCTGGCATGTTAGATGTTTTCCAAGCTAAGTTCTCAAGTGAGAACATATATTTTTTTGCTACATAACCATCTCCCGCTTTTACAATATTGGTTGATGATGCGAATGCAGTATCAGGGTCACCATTCTGTCCATTGGACATTGGTGCAATATTTAAATTCCACGGTGTAGTCATAACACTTGAATCGAACTTTCTAATATTTCCCGTTCTTTTCATTGTGTCGGACATATTCATGTAAGACCTATCTTTAGTCCAAACCCGACAATACTCAACCCCACCTTCATCACCACTAAATTTATCCACATATTTAATTGCGGATCCTCGTGACATTAATGTATTCCCTTCTCTAAAGATTCTACTTGTTTGATCAATTGCATTTGCAACATGACCTCTTGCTGCACCACCATCTGACGGCATTGAATTAAGAAGTTGTTGTGTTTTATCTAATATAGAATCACTTCTAAATGAATATGAGTTAGATAAACTCTGTTCGAACTGTGATCTTTCACTATTAAATTCTTCATTGTTCGCCCCTAACTTATTTTTTGAATTTGTACTGTACCAAGTAAGTTTACCTCCGATTTGACCACCTTCTGATATGTTTCTTTTTATTTCAAATAGTTCTGTTTGAACAGGATCAAATAATAAACTAAGGTAGTAACTACTTCTAATGACATTTTCATTGAAATCGTTCATTGCGTAGTTTACATCCTCACCTCTATCATCACCAATATACGCTTGTCCCGCAGGTGCTCCCGCTCCTAATATATCATTAATTGCGTCCCCAATTTGATTAGGAAAATTAAATAGTTTTGATGATTGTTGTGATCTTGCAGTTTTAGTGTAGTTCGGTGCATATGTTGAGAATCTTAAATTATCAAAAAGTACCGCCTTTTGACCACCACCCATATATTCGATCATAAGATCTGATGGTTTTCTACTTGGTTTTGGTCTTCTTTGTATTCCTAATAAAGACCCCAACGCACCTGTGATATCTTGGAATACCCTACCTAAACCTGTTTGTGCTTCAGGTCTATTAACTATTGGGTTTCTTGGGTTTGTTAAATAATCACCCGGTATTTCACTCCATGGGAATTCAACACCCGCAACTGTTTGTACAAAATCAATTGCTTTACCCGCTAAGGTTTTTGCAACAGTAATTTTATAATTTTTCTCAATTAAGTCTTCTCGTCCTGTTATTAGATTGATAGCCGTAGCCGTATTCCCATTTAGAGCGTCTATTAATCGTACCCTCCCGTATGTTGCAGCAACTAAATTTTGTGTAATTCTTGCGAGAACAGGTCCTTGTTTGTTGTTTTTAATGTTCCAAGCAGCAAACTGCATTAGTTTAGATTCCGACTCATAGTCGTCGGTAGTCATAATACTAACTAAATTATTATATGTTCCTGCGGTGTAATAAGGATATAATCCCAAATCACTAAAACCAACTAAGTTTCTTAAATCCGTAACAGTACTAAACTCATCAGCACCAAAAGTATTAAGGTTCTCGGGAACCGCTAAATAGGTTTGTAAGTTAGTTTCAACATCACCTGGATCTACATTTGCGTCGTCTCTTAATGTTTCAACAGAGTACGCACCACTATTAAATGTTTGTGGTCCGTTAGGTTGTTGTAGAGTTCTCGCAAGTATAGAATCTCTAAACATCTTCGTTGAATTAAAATCTAAGTAACTTGGCATATCTTATTTTATTAGATAAATAGATTCAAAAGTAAAATTTGATAAGTTTTATGGAGTATAACTACGTTCGTCACTCTTCATTAAATCGGCCCAAAATTGAGGATTACTCTGTAGTTGTCTTTGGTATGCTCCCATTGCAGAGTCCGACTTGATGGTAATGGTTTGGGCTTGAGTTGTATTTGATTGACTCTCCATTGATTTATTTTGTTCTTGTTGTGATTCTTTAATTTTGTTGGCTGATTCGTTGGCCTGATCTAATATTGCTCTTACACCCTCCATTTTGTCTTTAATAAATGCACCCGCAAAGTCAGATCCTTTATCACCTTGGTTACTTAACATGGTTCCTATATCTTTAGAATCCATACCAAATAATGCTTTAACCGCAGAATCTCCTGTCTTAGCACCTTGGATTCTCATAATACCTAAAATGTAGTTCACATCTTTCATAAGATTTTGAACCGCATTTGCTTGTTGTCTAACAATATCTTCAGGTGACATTGCTTTAAACTCTTTTTGGTATTTCATTAACTCTTGAGCAACCGTGTCAGTCATTTCAGACACCTTGAATTCGGACTGACCTAACCTCTTCTGAAGTTCAGGGTTTTCAATTGCAATTGTCATTTCCCCATCTTTCATTTGGGAAATATTTGTAAGGAATCTTTTTGTTTCTTCAGGAACATCAATCCCCGACATGTCGTTCATTGCTTGCATTCTTTCGTTACCCGCAATTGCCCCCTTAGTAAGTTCAGATAATGAGATACCTGTCGCATCTGCCATATCCTTAGCCTTTCTAAGATTTACACCTACAACTTCGAACCTTCCCGTTTCGTTATTAAACGTAGCGAGACTTTCTGTGGATTTAAATATTGCATCTTGTAGACCTTCAACGTTGTTAGTTGCCATATACATCATTTCGAGAGGGTTATTTAATGCTCCCATAGCACCACCAACCACTTGTAGGTTAGCCGCCATTTCAAGTGCACCTTCAGGTGAAAATACTTTATCTGCAACTTGGAAGACACTATCAACACTCATTCTAAATTCTGTTGATTTTCTTACCATTTCTTCTAAACCTCTTATTCCCTTTTGGAAACCAAATTGATTTAGTTTATCTACATTATCTTGTAAACCTTTAATTGTTGTTTGTGATTGTAACCCAAGTTCCAAAGATTCTTTTCCCGCATCCCCAATTGCTTCAGCCGCACCAACAGCACCAATACCAACATCTTCAAATGATTTGTAAGAACCCGCAAGTTCTTTCATTGTCATTCCAAACGCAGTTGCTATTTGAGCCGCTTTAACTTGACTTTCACTTGATATGAACGCAAATTTTCCCGAGTTTTCAACCATTTCTTTAGTTGACTCGACAACATCACTCACACCAAGACCCAATTTCTGTAATTCAGGAATTGTATCATTTAATGAATCTCTAAAATCTTTTGAAAATTGACCAGTTAAACCCATTTCTTGGTTTATCTGACGTAACATATATACCTGTTCTTTGGCGTATGTTTCAGTTTGATTTGACGCCACACCTTGTAATCCCGAAAAGAACTTTTCTATAGGGTTATCCCCTTCTTTTTTTGCCTGAGTATATAATTCGGCAAACTTCTCGATTGATGTGTTACTATTAACAGACGCGTATTGGTCAGTATCCGCAGATGCTTTGATTGCTTTAGCAATCATACCATCATCTTTACTCCCATTTCCATTACTTTCTTCTAAATCTGCTTGTTGTTTGGTGACCGCAATCGTCTTTGCGGTGATTTGTTGTTGAGTAGGTGCTGGGTTTTGTTTAGAAGCCCAGTCATCTACTATAT